TCCGTCGAGGGTGATTGCCCCGACGACGCCAGCCGGGACCACGTGCGGGACATCCTCAACACGCAGAGCCTCCCGCTCTCCGTCCCGATCAGCTGGACGGTCAACACCGGCACACACTGGGGGGACGTATGACCGAGGCCACCGTACGCCGCGACTTGATGCGGCAACTCCAGATCCAACTGCCCGCCGCGGTTGCGATCCGCTACGAAGATCGCTACACCAGAGGCCTCCCAGACCTGTCCGTGTCCTACAATGGCAAAACCTCGTTTTGGGAGATAAAATATGCCGACCCGCATTGCGTCACGTCTAAAGTGCAGCGCTACCTCTGCACACAACTCGACCACCAGGGCTTCCAATGCCGCTATCTCATCTTCCAGCGCGGCATCGCACGCCCCCTCAACCCGCGCCCGCGGCAGATTCGTGTCGTCAAGCCCGAGCACTTCGATCAGTGGGAACGCCTCGGGCTGGTGCTTAGCCAGGGGCGCTTCGATTACTCGAGCTTCGGCTGTCACCTTCTCACGGTGCATCGATGACCGGCACCATCATCCGCATCGTGTTAGATCATGGATACCTCTTCATACGAGGCGACGAGGACGGTATCTCGCGGTTCGGGCACGCACGCGCCTTCGTCGACCCGCTGGCCTTTGACATAGCGCGAGAAGGTCAGGCCGTGCGCTACACGCCCATCACCGATAGCGATGGGAAAGCCGGCGGCGCGCGGGCCGTGGATATCGTGCTGCTCCCCGCAGGCTACGCCGTGGAGAAGTTGTAATATTACACATAGGAAAAACGCCAATGATTATGGGGTTGTAATTTGTAATAGTAAAAATGCCTACACTTAGTTATTTGCTGGTAGGCTGCAATGTTGGAGTGTTATACCTACTATTACTCCTATTACAAGTACTACAAGTAGTAAAAGAGTAATGAAAATAGGGGTTTAAAAGGTCAACCTCGTGATTACAGAAAGGATTACAACGTATTACATCAATGAAACCAGTGGGTTCCTCGATTATTTCCCTTCCTCGGCGGTTCTTATGGCCGAGCCTCAATACCGCCCTGACATGCTCACCCTGGCCAGCGGCAAACGTCCCGCGCTAGAGGATTTGGGGCGAAAGTAGGGCCAATAAGGACGAAACCAGGGACAGGAAAAAGCTAAACCCTTTAGAATCAGATACTAAGGTCGAATTAGTTGGTTAACATAATAAATTATTATTAGACCCTGGGGGCCGTGGGCCGCTCGTCGAAGGGGGGAATACCCCCCTAAAAACAGCGGGGTCCCCTGCACTGCCGCCCGCGTAAAATATCCCAAAAAATAAGGACCACCCTACAGGATAAAATTTTCTAAAATCTGAAACGTTAGGGCTAGAGACTATGGAAAGAATTTATATCCCTACCGTCGGACGTATCGACCGCCAGATAACGTATAACGCCCTACCACCCACCTTACAGGACCGTGTCACCTTTGTCGTCCAGGGGTGGGAACGGGATCAATATCCCTATAAGGCCGAGTATCTCATCCTACCCGAAACGATTACGCGGAAAAACCCAAAGGCTATCGCAGAAACGCGGAAAATCATTTACGAAACCGCGCACACGTCGAACTATGCTGTCCTCGACGATGACCTCATCTTCTATAGGAAGAACGCGAAATACTGGACCGGCGTCTCTAACATGGAAAAATCCGCTCGGTCCTGTTCTCATCAAGATATTCTTGACATGTTCCAGTTGTTCTCACGTTGGTTAGAGGAGGACGATTGTAGCGTCTGCGGATGTGGGCACATCGAAAACCCTCCAGCAAATAAACCTTACCGGAAACATACGTCCCTCGGCAGTGGCTTGTGGATTAACGGGCGCGATATTTATAGCGAATTAGTCACCCTTGACCTTACGCGGACTCGCATCGGTTCAGATAACATTTTCCTTTTGTCTCTTCTGTCACGGGGCTACGGAAACCGCGCCAGCACCGAATTTTGCTTCGGGAATAGGAGTGTGCGGGACCCGAAGCTCTCGTCCTCTATCTGGGACGCCCTCACTCAGGAGGAAGTCACAGAGGACCATGAAACGCTCGAACAGATGTTCCCCGGTATCTTTACCATCCTTCGACACCCTGACGGCTCACGGGTATCGGGCGGTTTCCGAAACTTCGGAAAGACTCGCATCTACTGGAGTCGGGCCTACAAACACAGGTTCTCGACGACCTCGAACAGTATAAAAACCAACACGCCTCAGACGAACGCCGCGGCGCGTGTTCAGCATCCTATCGAGACGGTCCCGGTCGCGAGTCTGAAGCCCCATCCGAAGAACTACCGGAAGCACCTCCCGGCGCAGTTAAAACACCTGTGCGAGAGTATTTCTCAGCATGGACTCTATCGGAACATTGTCGTCTCGAAGGATTCGACGATCTTGGCAGGGCATGGTGTTATCGAAGCGGTCAAGCAGCTCGGGTTCACCGAGGTTCAGGTGATCCGTTTAAATGTATCAGCCGAGAGTGAAATTGCTCTGAAGGTTTTAACGGGCGACAATGAAATCTCGAACCTCGCCGATGTCGACGAGCTCGCCCTCCTAAACCTTCTGCGGGATATCGAGGTTGGTGACGAGCTCCTCGGGACCGGGTTCGACGCCCAGGGACTCGACGCGCTCTTCCAGTCGTCGTCGCCGCGCGAGTTCGCCGAGGATGCCTGGGCCGGGATGCCCGAGTTTACGCAGGACGATCAAATGCCTCATCGCCAGATCATCGTCTCATTCAATTCTGCGGAGAACGTCGCGGCGTTCGAACGATTAACAAAGATGAACATTGGCCCGAAAACGAAATCGGTCTGGTTTCCACCGGAGGAAGACGTGTCTACAATTTCGCACGTCTATACGACACCGGATGCCGATAATTAAGCCTCGGTATCCTCTGTATATTGTCTCGCGTCATCGTGCCGAGACGCGCTATACCAGTAAAGCGCTTGAGTGGATGGGCGTCCCGTATCGTATTATTGTCGAGCAGGACGACTACAAGGCATATACCGCTGTCATCGATGCCGAGAAGGTGCTCATCCTCCCTACACGCTATCAAAAGAACTACGACGTGTGCGACGACTTAGGACGCACGAAGAGCACTGGACCTGGCGCCGCGCGTAATTTCGCCTGGGACCACGCCGCGGGTCTTGGCGCTGCACGTCACTGGGTGATGGACGACAACATTCGGGACTTCTGGCGTTTCAATCGCAATCGGTTCGCGAAGGTTTCAAGTAGCGCATTCTTCCAACCGATGGAGGATTTCTGTGACCGGTATGAGAATGTCGCGATGGCAGGCCCGCAATACTTTATGTTTGTCGAACGCCGCAAAGTATACAAACCCTTCGCCTTAAATACTCGTATCTACTCCTGCAATCTAATTCAGAATAATGTCCCGTATCGCTGGCGTGGACGCTATAACGAAGATACCGATCTCAGTCTGCGTATGCTGAAGGACGGCTGGTGCACCGTGCAGTTCAATGCGTTCCTCCAGTATAAGGTGGAAACTAGCCGGTTAAAGGGCGGAAATACTGAGGCGTTCTACAATAAAGAAGGCACGCTTCCAAAATCTGCGATGCAGGTGAAACTTCACCCTGATGTTTCACATATCGTCTATAAGTTCGGGCGCATCCATCATTCTGTTGACTATCGTCCCTACCGTAAGAACGTCCTACGGCGACGGTCATCTGTCGTTATAGACTCCGGCGTTAACGAATACGGGATGGTCTTACAGAAAACCTCTAAGGAGGCCTCTACATGATCGACCTCCTCCTCCGCGGCGCGTTACAAGTCGCCCCGGTCGCGGCCGGGACGGTCTTCATCAGCCGCGGCCAGTATCACTACGCGGCGGCGACCTCGTTTATCATCTCGTTCATGTGGTGGCTCAATGCCGGCACGTCGAGCGGGTATCGGTCGTGGGAATATGCGGCGGTCTATGCGTGCGGCGCGAGTCTCGGCGCGCTGCTCGGCATGTGGGCATCGCGGAGGCTGACGTGAGCTCGACGCCGATGGTCACGGTGCGAAAGAAGTCGACGGGAGTAGTCTTGAAAATCAACCTCGACGACCTGGACGAGACGATGGTGCCGGTGGTGCCAGATGTGACGCCGCGGGCGACGGTGCCGACAAAGCGCGACCTCGACCGCGCGATTAGTCGAGAGGTGTGTCATGGGTAATGGGGATCGAGAGGGGTCTCTACCCAGGACAGCGCAGATCCTCGACGCCATCCTCGACCGCGAGGGGTGGCCAGCGTATACGGAGCCGTCCGACGAGTATCCCGACCGTGGCGGGCCCACCAAAGGCGGGATCACTTTGGGGGCGTTGCGCGCTTATCGACAAGCGCCGTGCACGTCGGCGCAGTCGCTCCAGATCCTCGGAAAGGGGGAGGCGCTGGCCCTGCTCCGGCGGCGCTATGTGCAGGTCAGCGGTATCGACCAACTTGAGGGGCTACCGGTGTTCGAGCAGGTGGTAGATAATAGCGTCTTGAGCGGCCCGTATCAGAGTGTGTGCGATCTCCAGACGGCGCTCGGTGTGACCGTCGACGGGATCATTGGGCCGGAGACCCGCGGGGCAGTCGAGGCGCAGGCCGAGACGGTGGGGCGTCAGCTTGTCGCGGCGCGCGCGTTGCGTCTGGTGGCGTTTGTGCAGTCGCACCCGAAGCAATTGCTGTTCCTGCAAGGCTGGATGCGGCGGGTGTTGGGATTCCTTGACGTGGTGTGAGTCGGGCTGCCCGACGCTGCTGCTTTTTCTTCTCCGCGACAGCGCGCAGCCACTCGGGCTGGGGAAACGACCCCGATGGCCTCGTTTGCATCCAAGTTTCAACCTCAGCCTCGACCCAGCCGAGCGACCGGTGAGCGAGTTGTCGCGGCTCGGGAAAGTCCCCAGTCGCAATCCACCGTTTCAGCGTGTCTCGTGATTTCTGGAGGCGTCGCAACACCTCCCGTTCAGGAAGAAAGACAGTCACAGTCATATCAGTGTCATATTGAGAGAATCTAATTCAGTATGCAAGCTGTTTATTAAATCGTCTGGTTATGTCACGAGGGAAGAGACATAAACACAGGGAGGTGTGATGGCGGACGCGTTACGGTGCACGGCGAAGAGTAAGACCACGGGGCAGCAGTGTAAGAACCTCCCGATCACGGGCGGGACGGTCTGCGTGTCGCACGGCGGGAGTATTCCGGCGGTCAAGGCCGCCGCTCAGCGGAAGATGATCGCGCTCATTGACCCGGCGCTAGCGGTCCTCTACCGTGCCATGGTGGAGTGCGACGAGTGGCCGTCTCGGATACGCGCCGCGCTCGGGGTGCTCGACCGGGCCGGGATGGGCGTCGCGTCAACCCTGACACTCGATACTGAGAAAACGGATCTGTCACAGTTGAGTATGGCGGAGCTCCGGGACCGCGCGAAGGCGGTCACGGAGCGGTTCGCGGATCTCGACGAGCCGCCGCCAGAGCCGGCTGAAGACCCGACCGCGTTCGGGGAGGGGCCAGTGCATTAGGTCGGTCAATCGTCATCCTCTTCCTCACCCGAAAAATCTACAGTGATAGACATCACCCGCCCGTTTTTGATCTGAGCGGTCACCGGATACGACCCATCGCCGTAGCCCGTTCCCACGCAGACGCCCACACCGTCGAAAGTTTGAGTGATCGGTTCACCGGGCTTGGCGCTTTTGCGCGTCAAATCGAAAAACGACGACCAATCTCTGCCGGGATTATCCATCGCGCCATCCGGTAGCACGTAGCACGGATCCCCAATCCAGCAGCGGCCGGAATCGATATGGATGTGTCCAACAATTTTTTTCATCGGGACCTCTCTGAGAGATAAAAACCGATACAACCAATGATGAAGAGGGTCACGGCTGCGACGATGGCGACGGTGGCGTCAGGCATTTGCTGTCCTCCCACGGCTACTTATTGACGATGAGGGTCAGTCCAAAATCGTCCGCGATGCGCTCCAGCGTCGGCCGCAGAGCATTACGCGTCGCCGCTCCGGCCTCACCCCGAGCGACTAGACGATCCGACCCCGTTAGATCGATATACAGCGATCGATACCCCAGTCCCCCGTTCCATTTTTTTCCGCCGTTACTGGAGGTGGTCTCGATGTATATACGCCGTCCCTCCCAGATACGCACCGCGCGGACGCCAGCATAGGTGGGCAGCGTGTCGAGCATCTGTGCACTAGTTGTCTTTGCCATCGGGTATCTCCTCTTGAGTCTTAGCTAGTCAGCTACTGGATCGAAACAAAGTCTGCCCAGCATTCCCACCCAGGTTCGACCTTCTTCTGGCCGCGCTCGATTTCGTTGATTGCGTCTTTGGCTTCTCGCTGGGTCCGATATCCAGGGCCGCGTCGATCTTGGATGTTACTTCTGACCCCATCGCTATCGTAGGACTCGATCCGGTCGATATACCAGCGATCTAGGCGGTCATCTGTCGTCCCTGAATACGCTCCGCGACTTAGGGTGTAGCCCTTGTAGGTTTTTTCTGTCTTTGTCATTTGCATCCCCTCTAGAGTTACGATATCTGCATTAACCATACAAGTATTATACAGTGTTTCGAGTATATGTAAAGACTTTTTTTTGGCCTGTAGTTATTGACGCTGGTATAGGATCCGGCGATAATCCACTTATGTCCGATGCTGCGGCGCTGGCGGACATCGACGGCCTCTTGAGCCTTGAGGCCGAGCTCGGCCGGCGGAGTCTGCACGACTATCTCCGAGGCATGTGGCCGACCATCGAGCCGTCGACACCGTTCCAAGATAACTGGCATTTGGGAGCCATCTGCGAGCACGAGCAAGCGGTCCTTGACTACCAGATCCCGAAGCTCTGCATCTGCGTTTGCCCTCGGTCTGGGAAGTCGATCACGACCTCGGTCGCGTTTCCGACGTGGGCCTGGACGCGCGATCCCTCGGTGCGGTTCCTGTTCTCCAGTTACAGCTCCGACCTGTCGCTTGAGTTTGCGACGACCGCGCGCCGGGTGATCGACAGTCAGTGGTATCAATCACGGTGGGGCGTGAGTCTCGCTATCGACCAGTCGACGAAATCCTATTACTCGAACACCGCCGGCGGCTACCGGATCTCGACGAGCGTCGGAGGCAGCGCGACGGGAAAAGGTGGCGACGTGTTGGTCATCGACGACCCGCACAACCTCAAGCTGATTGCGAGCGACGTGGTGCGCGCGGCGGATCTGTCGTGGTTTACGAAGGTCTGGAGCAGCCGGCAGAATCATCCGCGCCACGGACGGCAAGTGGTCATCATGCAGCGTGGCCATGAAGATGATCTGGTGTCGCTCCTGCTCGACCAGGGCGACTGGACGTTCCTCAAACTGCCGACCGAATATATCCCGCGCCAGTGGACCTCACCCATCGGGTGGTCGGACCCGCGCACGACGGCGGGCGAACTCCTCCACCCGGCGCGCGTCGGACCGACAGAAGTGGAAACCATTAAGCGTGAGCTCGGGCCGGTCGATTATTCGTGCCAGCACGCGCAGGAACCACTGCCCGAGATTGGCGGCATGTTTGAAAGGGGCTGGTTCGAGATCATCCCGACACGCGACCCAGACCCGCTGATGCGTGTGCGGTTCTGGGATGCCGCTGGGAGTGAAACGGAACGATCTCCGTATACCGCCGGCGTGCTGATGGCCGAAACACGCGACGGGAAGTTCATTATCGAAGATGTGCGCCGCGCCCGGCTCACGGCGGCAAAGGTGGATCGCTGGATGCTCGACACGGCCCGCGAAGATGGCGTCGGCGTTGACATCGCCGAAGAGCAGGAGCCAGGCAGCGCGGGAAAGTCGGTGATCGCGTCTCACCGCACGCTCCTCGCCGGGTTTTCCTATACCGGCATCCCGGCCAGTGGTGATAAGGTAACCCGATGGAAACCGCTCGCCAGTCAAGCGCGCCCGGCGCTGAAAGAAGCGTTCGGAAAGGTGCAGCTCGTCGAGGGGGCGTGGAATAAAGAGTTCCTGGACGAAGTGGTCGCCAATAAACGTAGCAAGTTCAAGGACCAGCTCGACGCCGCCGCCGGCGCGCTGCATCAGCTCCGCGTGGCCCCGAAACCTGTGCGACAAGTCCGGGCGTGGTGGGGGTAGCTAGTGGCAGAACTCAAGGCGAAGGCGCGGAAGCGCTCCGCGACGATTGTGCAGAAAACGAACGGCGGGAAGCGCTACCGCTTCCCGATGCCGGACAAAGCGCACGCCCGCAACGCGCTCGCGCGACTCGGGCAAGCCAAGAACCTCACCGCGGCGGAGCGGAAAAAGATCCGCACGCGCGCGAATAAAATCCTGGAGAGATAACCGGTGCCAGTCAATACTCCGCGAACGGATTACGACGCCGCGGCGTCGATTTGGGAGCAGATGCGCGCGGTCTACAGTGGCCGCGCGGCGGTGATCAAAGCCGGCGAGAAATACACCCCGAAACTGCCGGCGGCGTCCCCGGCGGCGCAGGATGCCTATCTCAATCGCGGGAACTTCTACAACGCCCTCCGGCGCACCGTGACGGGCCTCGTCGGGGGTATTTACCAAAAAGCTCCGCGCTTCGATGTCCCGGCACGCGCTCGACCGTGGCTCGACGACATCACGCTCACCCATATTCCGATGGGGGCGTTCGCGCTCGAAGCTACCTCGGAAGTGTTACTGATGGCGAGGTTCGGCGTGCTCGTGGAAATGGCCAGCTCGACACCCTACGGCGAGACGCGCCCGTATCTCGTGAGCTTCACGGCGGAGAATATTATCAACTGGCGCACGTCCAATCTTGGCGGCGATGACGTGCTCACGCTCGTCGTGCTCCGCGAGACACCGACCGTCCTCGACGACAAAGACCCGTTCCAGGTCAAGCCTATCGAGCAGTATCGCGTCTTGAGTCTCGACGAAGACCTGCGCTACACCCAACAGCTCTGGCGGCGTCCTGACCAGTCGGGTGACTTCGCGCCCTACGGGGAGGCCGTGATCCCGCTCCGCCGTGGGGAGCCGCTGAACTTTATCCCGTTCACCTTTTTTGCGCCGTCTTACTGCACACCGGACATTAAAGATCCACCGCTCGTCGACTTGGCGAATATCTCGCTCGCGCACTGGCGGAACTCCTGCGACCACGAGCAAGGGCTGCACCTCGTCGCGCTCCCGACGCCCTACGTGTCCGGGATGAAAGGCGGCGGTGACGATTCAATCCTCCAGATCGGCCCCTCCACGGTCTGGATGCTCGACAAAGACGGCAAGGCCGGCATGGTCGAGTTCACGGGCGCGGGGATGAAGTCGCTCGAAACGGCCCTCGTACAGAAGCAGCACCAGATGGCGACGTTAGGGGCTAAGCTCCTCGAAGAGCAGCCGACGCTTGCGGCGGAAACCGCGACGGCGGTCCTCGCGCGGCACGCCGGCGAGCACGCCACGCTTCGCACGGTGGCCGAGGCGATGCAGCAAAGCCTTCGGCAGATTCTCCAGACGATGTCGTGGTGGGACGGGCTGGAGTCGCGGCCCCTCGATGTCCCGGTCGAAGTGACACTCAACACCGATTTCTTGCAGGTGAAGGCGCAGCCGCAGGAAATTCAGACGGCGTTGATGACGTTGCAAGCCGGCGAGATCAGCTACCAGACCTTCTGGAACCTGCTCACAGAAGGCGGATGGGCGCGGAATAACGTCTCTGCTGACGAAGAGCGCCGCGAGATCAGCCGCGAACCGGACCAGCTCCCGCCGCCGACTGAGGAAGTGATCAAGGTCGAGCGATGAGCCACACGGAGGATCACCGGGAACTCACCGACCTGGCCGACACCTACGAGCCAAAACTGCAAGCGCAGTTCGAGCGCGCCGCCAGAACACTCCAGGCCGGGGTTAACCTTGACCGCCTGACCCTCGCGCTGGCCGATGGCGACCCGGACAAAGCGTTCCGGGCCGTGCTGACGAAAACCCGCCTCGACGACGCGATGAATCCGTTAGAAAAAACGATCCGCGACACGCTGATTCCACGCGGGGGGAGACTCGGTGCCCGAATCCTCAATCAGCGCTAAACCTCTCGGGTTCGCGTTCAACGCCAAGAACAGAGAAGCGCAGCGGATCGCGCGGGACTATGGTGCGGCGCAGATTGACCTCATTGATACGGAAACAAAGAAAGCGGTGCGGACCATCATCCAGTGGTCGATCCGTGAGGGGATCGCGCCACGCGATGCGGCGAAACTTATCAAGGAAGCCGTTGGCCTCAACCGGCCGCAAATTCTGGCCTTGATCGACTATGAGCGCCGGTTGCCTCCCGAGATGCCGACCGCTGTCAAATTGAAAGCCTACAAAAAATACAAGGCCAAGCTCGTGAGACGCCGGGCCATGATGATCGCTCGGACGGAGGTGATCGACGCGCTCAACATGGGCGCAGAGGTCGCGTGGAAGCAGGCCCAGGGCCAGGGGCTCCTCGGGAAAGGAGCGAAGAAGGAATGGCTGACGACACCGGTCGGCGCGTGCAAGATTTGCTCGGCCCTAAACGGCCAAAATGTAAAAATTGGGGGGAAGTTTCAAACGCCCCGAGGCGCGGTAAACGGTCCCACGGCGCACCCGAACTGTCGATGCGGGTTGGCTCCGGTGCCTTAATGGATTTCTCATTGCGTCGGGAAATAAGTAGGACATAACCGCCGGTTATGTCTCACGCCGAGTTATAGATTGAGGTTTGATTATTCTGTGGCCACCCGCGGCCACGCATAGCCACCAGCTCGGCTAGTAATAGCTAGAGGAGGGGATCACATGATATATAGTTTGATTTGCGGAGGGGCATGCACCGGTACAAAAGCACTCCAAGATCTCGACATGGTCACCCGATCAGTGGCGGAGGAAAAGCGGAAATATCAGCTGCTGACCGTGGATACACGTCACCTCAAAAAAGCTTTACAGCGTGTGCGATATACGCAGCACACGCTTGTCGATCGCGACCATGCGGAGTGCTCGTGGTGCGGGCATGTGCGGCGGTATGGGCGTACGGTCGACCCAGTACCCCGGACACATTGACAGGCTTTCCGCCCTCGCGTATGCTTTGTTTGGCGTGCTGAAACCTGTTATTGATTCACTCGACCAAGTCCTGCCGGATTTGCGCCAGCATTACGTCTCCGACGGGGATACGTTCGTCCTCCAACTCGACGGCGATCCGCACGGTTTTGTCAGTCGCAGCGCGCACGCCGAGACGGTGAACAAGGTGGCCGAGTTTCGGGACCACAATATCGAGCTCGAACAGGCGCTCGTGAAGAGCAAGGAATCACTCCAGCGGTTCGAGTCTATCAATATTGACGACGCTCGGGCGGCACTCGCGCAGGTCCAAGAACTCGGCAAGAAGGGCATCCGCAAGAGTGCCGACGTCGACTCTGCGGTATCCTCGGCGCTGCAAAGTTTCAAGGCGACGGAACTCGAACCGCTGCGGAAGCTCCTGACCGAGGAGCGCGAAGCGCGCGAACAGGCCGATCAACAAGTGGCGCAGGCCGCGTTCAAGGGGGCCGTGCTGACCGCCTTCCGCGCAGCCGGGGGCCAGGATGCCGCGGTCGATTTCGTGGTGAACCGTGCGAAGGATGTCTTCTCGGTCGACGGCGACAAGCTCGTGGCTCGACCGGGGATGTATTCCACCGACTCCCCCGGCGACCCGTTGGGGCTGTCCGAGTGGATGGCCACGCAAACTAAGGACATCAGTTTCGCCTTCGGCTCGTCGAACGGGGCCGGCGCGCGGCACGGGGACGGCCTCGGGACGACCGTGGCGGCTGGCGTGAGGATACTCAAAAACCCGACACCGCTCGAACTCGGAGCGAATGCGAAGGACATCCGCGCAGGGCGCGCGGTGGTTATGAACGACTAGTTTTATCTCGACCCACCCAGAAGCGCCCCCGGCTCGGCGAGTCGTGCGGCGCTTGATCACGGCGCGGCGCGTCGTGGCCAGTTTCCGGCGGAAGCTGCCTGTCTTCAGATTTTTTTGAAAAGGAGCTTCCCGTGGCCGGAACATTAGTCGATACAAACGTGGTGCAAACGGCGGTCGCGATGGGTTTGGATGCCCTTCGTGAGAACGTGGTCCTCCCACGTATCGTCAATCGTACGTATGAGGAGCGCATCGGCCCGAGCCAACGTCAAGGCTCAACCGTGAACGTCGCGGTCCCTGCGTCAATCACGACCCGCGCCGTGACCGCAGATGTCGTTCCTCCGGCCGTGACGGCCGTGACTCCGACAAGCGTAGCAATCAGCCTCTCGGAGTGGAAAGAGGCCCCATTTGCCATGTCGGACCAAGCGGTCAGTCAGGTCCAGGCTGGAATTATCCCCATGCAGTTGTCCGAAGCGGTGAAATCGCTATCCAATACAATCGATTCGTTTCTCTGGTCGCTTCTCTCGTCTGCGACGAATCCGATCTTCAGCTTCACCGGCACGGCCGGCACCACGCCGTTCGCGTCAAATACTTCACAGTATCTCGACGCGCGGGCGTTGATGAATGCGCAACTCGCGCCGATGGATAATCGTTACTGCATCCTCGACCCGGACGCCGAGGCGAACGCGCTTGGACTGTCAGCCTTTGCGGATGCCTCGGCCAGCGGGTCGCGGGAAACCATCGTCGAAGGCGACATCGGCTATCGGCTCGGTGCGCGATGGGTCATGTCGCAGAACGTCCCGACTCACAGTAATACCGGTGCCGGCACGATTCTCGTAAACGATGCCTCGGTTTCGGTCGGTGACAGCACCCTCACTTGGGACGGCGGGGGCACCGCACCTGCCGCCGGTGATATTTTCACCGTGGCCGGTGACACGCAGACCTATTCTGTGCTGTCGTCAACCGCGACGGTCATCACCATGAATCCGACGGCTCAGGTCGCATGGGCCGACGACGCTGCCGTCACCTTCAAAGCAGATTTCGTCGAGAACATCGTCATCCATCGGGACTGCCTGGCCTTCGCTATGGCTCCGCTCCTCGATACGAATCAAATGGGATCGGCGGGGCATCTCCAGTCAACCGCCGTGGACGAAGACTCGGGTCTGGCCCTTCGGCTTACCATCAGTCAACAGTATCGCCAGACGCAGTGGGCGTTGGATGCCCTCTACGGTGGGGCCGTCGTGCGGCCTGGGTTAGCAGCCTACATCGCTGGTTAAATCCTTGTGCGGTGGAACCCGTGCGCGTGCTGTAGCAGTCTCCCCGGGCTCGTTACGCGACCGAAGCACGCCGCGGGTTCCACCGCCCGAGTTTTTTGAGAAAGGAACGCAGCGATGACCACGCTAAGCCTCAAAACGAAAACGGTTGCACTGAAAGACGGAACCCGCGTTGTGATCAATGTGTCGGACTTTGATCCAAAACTCCACTCTGAAGTGGTCAAACGGCCTCCCGAAAAAAAGCAGAAAGATCGAGATCCCCGTGCAGACTCACGGCTTCGTCGTAGACCTGGGGTGAGTGCGATCGGAATGGTGGAGATGCGTTAATGGCGGTTTTTCCGAAACGGTCCACCGTGCTCCAGTCGCTCGACCTTACGGCTATCGGGGCCGGCACCTATACCAGCGTCGGCGTCTCGATCCCGATGGCGGCCAGTGTGATCGCATGTCAAGCGATCTTCGTACGAGCCGGCGGCGGCACAACGACCGATGTCTTTTTGCAGACCAGCCTCGACAACGGCTCAACCTGGATCGACATCGCGCAGTTCGCCCTCGCCACGACCACCGTCACGAAGGTATCCGCCGTGCGTCCGTATATTGCAATGGCCGCGAACGTCACGCCGACGGATGGCGCGTTGAGCGATAACACGATCCTCGATGGACTCATCGGCGACCGGCTGCGCGTGAAGACCGTGGTCGTCGGCACCTACTCGGGAGCCTCGACCCTCGCTGTTAACGTTTGTATCAATTAAATGGGGACATCGACACTCGTCGCAACGGCGAAAAGCACGACGGCGAACTCGTATTGCACGCTGGCGGAAGCGGATCAGTATCAAGACAACCGGCCAGCGGTCAGCACGACGTGGGCGGATGCTTCCGAAAACAACAAGATACGGGCGCTCCTCTGGGCTACGAAACTCATGGAATCGCTGTTCGATTGGAACGGCTACGCCTCGACGACGACCCAGGCGCTCGGCTGGCCGAGGATGGGATTACTCGAACGGATCGATGTTGTCCTGGATTCCGACACGGTGCCGCAAGCAGTGAAGGATGCCCAATCTGAATACGCGCGCCAGCTCCTCGTCAGCAATCGGGCGCAGGATAACGATATCGAAAGCCAGTCAATCTCAAGCATCAAAGCCGGCAGCGTGGCGCTTGTCTTCAACAGTAGCGCGGCATACAACAAGGTGGTTCCCGATGCGGTTTATTTGCTAATCCCCCAGGATTGGTTCTCGTCGGTGCGCGGTCGGTTGACCGGCACGCGCATCTTGGAGCGTGCGTCGTGAGCCTCGCCTCAATTCTTCAGAACGGGATTTCAGTGGCGAACACGATCACGACTTCGCTTCAAGCGACGATCACGCACGCCGCGTTTTCGTCAGATGACGGCTACGGGAAGCCGACGTTTTCCACGGGCGTCGAACGCAAGGCCATCGTCGAGCGGCGACAGAAATACGTCCGCACCGACGCCGGTGAGGAGAAGCTGAGCCTAGCAAAACTCACGTTCCCGTATCCGGTGACGATCAACGAGCGCGACAAGATCACGCTCCCCGACTCGACGGTCATGCCCATCCTACGGATTGACGGCGTGATCGACCCGACGACCAACGCCGAATACCTGGTTGAAGTGGAGCTCGGCTGATGGCGATCACACTCGACGTGGGGAAAGTCATCGGGAACATGAAAAAGCTCGACCATACGATCCCGCTCGTCGCGGCGGCGGCGCTCTATCAGGAAGCGCTCGTCGAGCAGAAAGAGTCGATGAAGCGCACCCCGGTTGATACCGGCGCGCTGCGAGACTCACACCAGACGAGCCTCCCGACGTGGAAGGGCCAGAACCTCGAAGTCACAATTAAGGTCGGCGGTCCCGCGGCGGGGTATGCCGTGATCGTCCATGAGGACATGGAGGCCGACCATACCAAGCGCGGGCGGAAGACGGGCGATGTCGGTGTCGTGGGGCAAGCGAAGTTCCTCGAATCGACGATCCTCGAATCTGCTCCGTTCTTGCTGGCGCGGATTGCGAAGCGGATGAAACTCCACCAGGGGATGGTGTAGTGGCGAACGTCCTCGATGATCTCGCCACGCGGATCGCCGCGGCGATTTCCGGCACCGTCGGCACAAATATTTTTAAAACCAAGATGCCCGTGCTCCCTGATGCCGCCGTTACGCTCTATTTGACCGGGGGACTCGCGCCTGTGAAGCGCTTCGGATCTGCCGGGATCGAGTGGGAACGGCCCAGCGTGAAGATCGACGTTCGCGGTGCGCCGGAGGATACTGAAACGGCTCTCGCCACGAGCCAAACGATCTTCGAGGATATCGCGGAGATCGAAACAGAGGATCTCAGCGGGACGCGCTACTACCTGAGCGACCCGCAGCAGCAGCCGTTCCAGTTTAGTGTCGACAAGCAAAACCGCCCCACGGTAGGTTTCAACGTGATCCTGACGAAGGATAAAAACGCATGAAATGTAAATGCGGATCGGACAATTTCAAACCCGTCCTCGGTGGTCGTGAAATCTGTATGACGTGCGGCATAGATCGGAAGGCGAATGGCTGAGACGCGCTATAGAGCCGTTGTGGATCTCACGTATCCCGCGCCGAGCTCCCTCGGGGCCGTGGAGAAGGCGGGCGGTCTGAGCAAGATGTCCGAGACGGCACGCGCTAAAGTTATTTTCAAGCGAGTCAAGGCCGGCGCGTATGCAGACAGCATCCCCGAGAAGTCGATCAAGTGGCTTCTTAAGGGTGGGATGATTAAGGTCGCCGGTGCGACGGCGAAAGGGAAGCGCTAATGGCTGTTGGTAAATTCGGGCCAGCGTCGGGAATCATCCTCGTGGACGGCTATAACGTGATCTCGAACAAGGTCACGTCTTTGTCCGACAAAGCTATCAGCGAACTGACGGACACGACGGGCCTCGGGGACACTGCTTACGAGACGACTCCGGTCGGGAAAGTCACGATGGAGGTGGTGCAGGAAGGCGCGTTCTTCGACACGAGCACGAACTATTCGCACGCGGCGTTTTCTGGGTCGGTGCCCACCTCGCCGCAAGCGACAGCTCGGATCATGTGTGTCGGCTTCGCGGGGCAAACTGTTGGGTATCCGATGGTCGGCTGCGAGGGGGCATTCAGCGATTCCTACGAAGTTTTGGCGGAACTTGGAATCCTCCAGAAAGCAAACGTGACGTATGCCATGACCGGCACGCGGAGTGCTGGTGTGATCCTGCAGCCGCTCGCGGCACAGACGGATAGCTGGGATACCACGTCGACACCGGTGGACAATGGTTCCTCGTCGAGTGCGGGCGGTGTGGGGTTTATTCAATGCACAGCGGCCTCAGGATTCAGTGCTTTCGTCGGGAAGATTCGCCACTCATCGGATGATGTGACGTATTCGGACCTACTCTCGTTCACCGATAACGTCACGGCTCCTTTCGCTGAACGGGTGACTGTGTCAGGGACGGTCAACCGGTACGTTTCCTTCACAGGAATCATCACCGGGACCGGTTCGATCACCGTCTTCGCGGCGTTTGCACGCGGATAATACTGGAGGAATAACATGGCTGGAAAATATGGTCCCGCAAGTGTCACCGTGACCTACGATGATGGACCGGGCGGCACGGGACGGGCAATCACCAATTTCATCCTTGAAGGAATTTCGGTGAAGACCTCTGCCCAACTCCAAGATACGACCGCTCTTGGTGACAGTGCCACAGAGCAAACGCCGACCGGTTTGATCACGGCGGAGCCGATTACGCTGACCTGCATCTGGGATACCACCGGCACCACCGGCACACATGCGGTCCTCGGGACCGTCGATGATGGTCCGCAAGACGCCACGCGCACCCTCGTGGTCGTCTTCGGTGATTCGAAAACCGCCACAGTCGAAACGCGCTTGGCGTCTTCGGAGGTGGTGGCCTCGATGGGATCGATTCAGACAATCGTGGCCGAGATTGTGCCGACTGGCGCGTTAACCTGGTCGTAAATTAGGAGGTGAATGAATGGGATTGGTGATCGGCATGACTCGGTCGGTGGAGCTCCCCTTCGACGACGGTGAGAGTGCGGTGATCCGCAAACTCTCCCATCGGAAGTTATCCGAAGCTGCGACGAAAAAACAGTCGCAGGGCGTCGAATTTATGAGGGAACTGGGGGCGGAGTTGATGACCGCGCTGCGGAATGAGGACTCGGATAAGATCGACCGTCTTCAGAAAACGCAGGAAGCGTCACTCTCGAATTATCACCGGGACACGCTGCTCGAAAAGGGCGTCGTGTCGTGGACACTCACGCCGGGCATCGGGGACACGAACCGCACCGAAGTCCTCGGCGAACTCGACGAGCCCACCGCGGCGCTTTTAGCCGAAGCGATTTTCGAGTTCAGTCGCCCGGAAACCGAAGACGAAGCGGGAAACGCGCCCGGCGGTTCGTCGATTAC